GCTCCGGCTTGGCGACTGCCTTGCGGGCGTTCGCGAGGCGGTCCGCGTTCTTCTGCGCTTCGGCGTCGATCTTGGCGACCGTGGCGTTCCCCGTCTCGATGAGATTGGCGAGCTTCTCCAGCTCTTCCAGGTTCTCCGGGGTGAAGTCCTCGTCGGCGATCTTGTCGAAGGCTGCCGACTCTTCGTACGCCTTGGCGACCAGGGCGGCGATCTCGTCGCGGCCGAGTCCGTCGAGGTTCTCGGGGATTTCGAAGTCCATCAGGGCTACTCCCGTCTGGTGGGTGCGTGTACGTCTCTGGCACGCGGCCTCGGGCCGACGGGTCGTGCATCCTGCTTCTGCGCCGGAGTGTAGGACATGTGAAGGTCCAGGTGGGGGAGGGGTTTAGGTATACCGCTTGCCACCTGCGCAGATAGGGGGTTACGGTGTACCTGGTTCGAGAGAGCGCGAGCCGACGACGAGCGGTTATCTGGCTAACGAGGTTCGATTCCTTGCGGGCTAACCCTTCGGGGGAGGTCTAGAAACCCGCCGTCACCACTTGCCCGCGCCACTCTGCGGACTGGCATGTGAGCCGAATGTGAGCGGTTACCTCTTCAACAGGAGGACGCGGGTTCGAATCCCGCCGGGGCGGCGTAAAGCGGTCCTGTGGTCGAGCGGCCTAAGACGCTAAAACCCGTTCGCAGCCTTTGCCCACATGCCAGTCCTGAACCAGTAGTGCGAGCCGAAGACCAGCGGTTATCCATCCTTCCAAGATGACAAACTGCCGCCAGTCACCCCTAGCCCGCGCCTACTGGTTCTTTCCCTAGCCGGGGCGAGCCGAAGTGGAGCGGTTATCCCTGCGGAGGAAGAGGTTCCTGGTTCGAATCCAGGCCCCCGGACGAGTCCGGGGGTAGCTCAATCGGCAGAGCGCTTAAAACCCGGTCCACGCCTTTGCCCGCCCCGGCTATCGGGAAGAGTGGCGCTCCAACGAAGGAGGAAGCCATGAACCACTACCGAATGGTCAACACGCGGCGTACGTCGCAGTCGATGAAGGCCCGGTCCGACCAGGTCAAGAACTCGGCAGGCGGATACGCCTTCGCGATGGGCAACCTGGACCGAGTGAAGCGATTCCTGATCCTCGGATCGGACGCCCCCACCTACTACGCCTCAGCGCGCGACCTCACCTTCCAGAACTTCGACGCCTTGCGTCGCGTCGCTGAGACCGATCCCACGGCCCTCGTGGACACGATCGTGGAGATCTCCGAGGGCGGTCGCGCCCCGAAGGTACAGCCTGCGCTGTTCGCTCTCGCGGTCGCCTGCTCTCTGCCGAACGAGGCCGGACGACGGTACGCGCTGAACCACCTGTCCCGCGTCGCCCGTACGGCCACGCACCTGTTCACGTTCATCAACTACGTGCAGCAGTTCCGTGGCTGGGGTCCGGCACTGACGAAGGCGATCTCGGCCTGGTACCTGGACAAGGAGCCGGACAACCTGGCCTACCAGATGGTCAAGTACCGTTCCCGTGAGGGCTGGACGCACCGCGACGTGCCCCGCAAGGCGCACCCCAAGCCGGTCGGTAAGCCGCAGCATGACGCACTGTTCGCCTGGGCCACCCAGGGGCGCATGGACCTGGACCTCCCCGCGATCGTGCAGAACTTCACGCTTCTCCAGCAGCCCGAGACGACCGCCGACCTCGCGGTCTCCCTCATCCAGAATGGGGGCCACTGGGTCACGTGGGAGATGCTTCCGAACCACCTCCAGTCCGACCCGAAGGTCTGGGCGGCGCTGGTGGAGATGGGTATGCCGATCACGGCCCTGATGCGGAACCTTCCGCGCCTGACCCGCCTTGGCGTTCTGAAGGGTTACACCCTGCGCCGTGCCCTGACTGAGCTGGCGGACGAGGGTCGCCTGATCCGTGGTCGCGTCCACCCGGTCTCGGTCCTCCTGGCGCAGCGCACCTACGCCTCCGGTCGCGGCAAGGGCTCCACGTGGTCTCCGATGCCCGCGATCACGGACGCGCTGGACGAGGCGTTCTACAAGGCGTTCGGGTCGGTGCAGCCGTCCGGGAAGCGGACCCTGCTGGGCATCGACGTGTCGGCGTCCATGGGCGTCCAGCTCATGAACTCGCCCATCACGGCCCGGGAGATGGCTGCCGCGATGTCGCTCGTCACGATGAAGACGGAGGCTGAGGTTCACGCTGTCGGATTCACGGCAGGTCCCGTGCTGAACCAGTCGCGGACCTTCCACGGGAACAACGGCTACCAGCGCGTCGCTGTCACGCCGCTGGACCTGTCCCCACGCCGCCGACTGGACGACATGGTCTCGTACATGTCCCGGTTCCCGCACGGTGGTACCGACTGCGCGCTTCCGATGCTGTACGCGGAGGCGAACAAGCTGGAGGTCGACACGTTCATCATCATGACGGACAACGAGACCTGGCACGGCGACGTTCACCCGTACCAGGCGCTGGAGTTCTACCGCCAGCAGATGGGTATCGACGCGAAGCTCGTCGTGGCAGGCTTCACGGCGACGAACTTCTCGATCGCCGACCCGAACGACCCGAAGACCCTGGATGTGGTCGGTATGGATTCGTCCATCCCGACTCTCATCGCGGATTTCTCGGCCGGGCGTTAGCCTGGGTCAGATAGGCGCCCTATGGCGAAGCCCCCCGCAGGAGATGGCGGGGGGCTTCGCTCTGCTTGCTAGGCGGGCTCGAACTTACCGCCCTTGCTGCGGACCTCCATCTTGGCCCGCAGCTCTGACGTGAACTCCTTGGTCGTCTTGCCGTCAGCGGACGTGTACTTGTACTTCGTCTGCGCGGCAGGCTGCTTCTTCTTGCAGTTGCACATGCTCAGCCCTCCATGCTCTTGACCAGCGCCTGACGGCGCGCCTTCATGATCTCAGCCCGCTCGGCGGCGAACTTCTGCTTCAGCGCGGCAGCCTTCGCGGCACGCGCTTCGATGGTCCGAACCTCCTTGACGAACTCCAGCGGAGTGATCGTCGGAGCATCGTCGTCGGTTCGCGGAGGTACGACACCAGCCGCGATGAGCGAGATCTGCCGACCTGCCGAAGCCGCCAGTGCCAGGCGGGGGATCGGGAAGCCGGGGACGTTCACGGCAAGCGCTGCGACCATCTCATAGTCGCCTCGCACCTTGCGCCAGTCGCCGGACAGGGTGGCCGCCTTGAACTCGCGCAGCCGGTCCTCGTCGATGTCGGGGCGCATGGCCCCGGAGAACCAGATGCCGTGCTCGTCTTCGCCGACCGTGACGTCCGCGATGGCGAAGCCGGTGTTGTCGTAGTGCGCGGCTGCCGGGTGGGAGCCCAGGCGTTCGCCAGCGTGACCGGTGCCCATGGTGAGGGAGCCGACCGGCACCTCACCCGCGTCAGTGTCGATGACGCCGGTGAGGAAGTAGGCGTAGCCGCTCGCCGAGGGGGGAGCCGCCACGCAGGCGTCGGCGTCGCCTACGGACAGGCCCAGCCCGGTGTGGCAGACGCCCCACTGGGCGATGTGCCCGAAGACGCGGCCTTCCTGCGTCACGGTAACGGGGGTGGGCATCTTCAGATGCGGGTTCTCGAACCACGCGGCGGGGAGCGTCTTGCGCTCGTCCACGACGGTGAATGCGGACGCCATGACGGCTCCTTCCACGGTACGGAGGCGGTGCTCGCCGGGCCAGAACCCGAGAGCGTCGAAGTGCATGTTCGCGCACAGACCGGCGAGCCAGTCGGGTCGCATGACGTACTTGGCGAGCTGTGTACGGCACCGGTTGAAATCTCCGGGGGCTCCCCAGGAGATCTTCGCGGCACCCGCGCCTTCAGTCCAGTAGCGACGCAGGCGTGCCGTCTCGCTCGGGTGGGTGATCCAGCCGGGCGCGTCCTTCGTCTGGGGCGGGATTCCGGGAACCTGGAAGGTTCCCGTGGCCGACGAGGCGATGATCTCGGGCGGTTCCTCGCCCAGCTCGCTGTATGCGGCTCGCAGACGAGAGCGAGCGGCTGAAATCTCCGCCTCGGGTGCCTCCACCTGGTTAAACCGTGCCGCCGCGTTATGGACGGCGTTCCGGTTCAGCGCGCCGCCTGGCTCGCGGATGGGCATCTTGTGCTCGGACTTGCTCGTGCAACCCTCTTCGAGGTGGACGATCGTGGATCGGCACCACTCCTCATCCGTGAATCGGGATGACGAACCGTCCCACTCAGCGTCGCTGATCTGGAAGGTTCGGTAGATCTCCTGCTGCTCCTGGCATGGGGCACACCCGGAGGCGGCCAGCATTTCGATGTCCTGCCAGGAACCCATCTCAGCCCACGCGCCGACCAGGGCGGGGATGTCCACGAGCGTGGCGCCACGGATGCGGCCTTCGGTGAAGACCTGCATCTCCTCGCCTTCGTCGCCCTCGAACTCGAACACTGCTGAGTCCATGTCCACGGAGATTCCCATACGGCCCTCTGCGAGGAGCGCGAGGACCTCAGCCGCTTCGGGGGTCTGGACCATGTTCCCGTTGAACAGGATGCGGTCGCCCTCCTGCCACGTCTCCGTGATGGAGGCGACGCGAACGGCACCGTCATGCATGCCGACATCGGACTTCACCCAGCGCAGGGGGACCGGTCCGTCGATCACGGACAGCACGGAGAACTCCCCGGCGAGGTGGCGGCGGTCACCGGTCTCCTCGGTGCGGTCCAGGAGGACGCCGTGGATCGGGATGGTTCCCGGATCGAAGTCGGCCTGATGCATGAGCATGTCGATCTGCTCATCTTCCGTCAGCTCGGGCGGTTCGACAGTGTCGGGAACCGGGTCGCTGGCTGCCGTGACGGTCTTCGCTGCCATTTCGCCTCCTAGCGTCGGTCGCAGCACGCACCGACAGTTGATCCAGCCTTCGGGTGGTCCGACCGGATCTCCCGGCCATCGTAGTTCGGCCACCCCGACCTGGAAACGTTCCCCGATCGGGCGCTGGACGCCGTTCAGGGGGCGGTGCAGGTCCCGTACGTCGGCGTCCTGCATGGTGACCCATTCGCGGAGCACCAGGTCGTCCTCTTCGAGCTGCGCTGCCACTGCGAGCGCGTCCGTGGAGGCGTTGATCGTGTAAACGGCGATCCAGGTGGCGACTCGCTCCACCTGAGCGTCGCTCGGCGGATCTGTCGGAGTGGTGGTCTCGTTCAGTGAGTCAGACAGGGCCTCGAAGAAGCCGAGCGGGGCCTCGACGGAGCCACCATCGGCCTCCTGCGTGGCGTCCCAGACCTGCCCGGCGATCAGAAGTACCTCGGTATCCCATGCAGGGGCGCCGAAGTTCTCCAGCGCGTCACGCACGGCGGCCCGAAGGGCCTCGATCGCCTCATCCTGACTGGCTCGACGCCTGGCCTGGAAGATTTCCAGGTCGAGGGCGAACAAGATCATGCTCATGCTGTCACCTCCAGGAGGGCGATGAACTGCTTCATCAGCTCCGGGTCGTGTGGCTTCTGCTCGCCCATGATGGCGCGGGCGTAGGCGTCCAGGCAGTCCTTCAGGCGCTCTGCGTTCACGCCCCACCTGGTGGCGAACCTGTCCACGGCAGTCCAGGCGTCGTCCAGCGCGAAGTCCAGCGTGGACTTGTCGCACGGCACGAACATGTAGGTCTCCGGTGCCGCGACGTTCGGGATCTTGCGCTGCATCTTGTTCCGCAGTCGATTCCCTGCCCGCTCCAGCGCTCGAAACACCAGAACCTCACAGGCGGCCACGAGCCCGTCCGATGGCTCCGGCATGTCTCGGTCCGGGTGCTCTTCCAGGGACGGCGTCGGCCGCTCCTCCTGAGTCTCCTGTGCCTCCTGCGCCATCTCGGCCTCGATCTGCACTCCCAGAAGCCGTAGGGCAGCCTCCACGATCTCCGGGGTGGTCTGCCCCTGAGCAACCTTCTGCGTCAGCCACATGACCATCTCGCGCGCTGTGGGAGCGTCGGTGTCCGGGTCGAAGCCGGTCTCTTCCAGGAGGACGCCGGGCTTCAGCTCGCCACGGTCGTACAGCTCCAGGGCTTCGCGGGAACGGTTCGGGCGCAGGCGCATCTCCGCAGTATCGATGCCGATCCCGTACTGCTCCACCTCTTCCGGGTCATGCCCGTCATCGGTGAGCAGGGGGCGCAGGTAGCCCTGAGCGAGGTCAGCGGCGATCCGGTTCAGCAGCGGCTCCGTGTGCGACTTGATCGCGGACTCGTCGATCGACCACACGTGGAAGCGGGAACCTTCGGACTGACCGGTCAGGATCTCGGGAGGCATGTCCATCGACAGGGCGAGGCGGCGGATTGCTTCGGTGCGCAGCTCGATGGCCTGGTTGTCCAGCTCGGACCAGAAGGTGATGTGCTGCACCTTGTCGATCGCGTCAGCGTCGCCCGTGACAACGATCGGGACCAGGGCGGAGGCGTCGTCACGGTTCGCGATGGCACGGGCCATGACGTCCTGGAGCACCTTGACGAAAGCGTCTGAGCTTCCGCTGCTGGTGGCGCTCCCGCTGGCGTCCTGATCGACCGCAGTATTGAAGGTCATGCTGTTCGGCATGAGGAGAACGCCAGCCGATGCGAGCCGTGAATCCACCTGGGCTGCGACATGCATCGTCAGGCGTTCGATCTCGGACAGGATGGGAAGTGCGGCCCGTGAAGGGCTCGTGGCCGCCCTCGGATTGATCGGGTGCGGTCGCCAGATGCGCATCTTGAAGGCGTTCGTGGGGAGCGCGACGCGGTCCAGGAGCCACGTGTCACCCTGGCGCTCGATGCGGGACGGGGCAGCGACCTGCCAGGAGTCCATGCCCCCGTCCTGCCTGCCGATAATCCAGGTCTCGCCCGCTACCGTGTAGTGGACGCCGATCTGCTGGAGAGCCTGGGAGCGGCCTTGCGTGTTCCCGAACAGGGAGTTCACGTATTCGGCTGCCGGATCAGTGTCGGGAAGTCGTACAGGGCCGGAGCCGTCGTCTCGGGTGGCGAAAAGCTTCGCTCGGGAGAGGAGGTTTCCGACCCAGTTCACCGCGTAGGCGTATTCGCCGACCGTGTCGTAGAAATGCCAGGCCGCTTCCTGCCATCCGTTTCCGGTGGAAGCCGTGCGTGTGGGGTCTCCTGCTCCCTGGACGCGCTTCGCCGAAGCGACAAGGGCGGTCGGGGTGGTCTTCTTGCTGGGCACCGTTCCTCCTAGTCCCGTGTCGTGATCCAGGCTGCCACGTACGCGGCAGCGAGCCAGCCGTTGAATGCCCACCAGGCCCAGTGCAGTTCGCTGAAGTACCCCCAGGCTCCGATCGGGATAGTGACCCAGGGGGCCATGCACCAGGGGCACGAGATCAGCTTCTCCCACCCCTCATCAGCGGTATCCGGGTTCTCGGTTTTCATCTCCCACCAGGTGCGAACCCACACCACAGGTGGCCACGTGTCGATGGTGATGAGCATGGTCAGGCGTGCGATAGACAGCACTCCGACGATGATGGCGAAGGCTGTCTCCAAGGTCACGTCCATGATCGTACCGTTGGCCTGGTGACGGGAGAGCGGTAAACGTTGTTCGAGCTGGGCACGATGAGCCCCGTCGCCGTAGTCACTTCGGCCGGTCGGGCATTCCCGGAAAGCTCGGTGACCCCATGAACGAGGGCGTCCACTCGGTCGGGGGAGAAGCTGCCCGGAATCCACTCCGTCATCTGCTCTTCCAGCGCCGCGAGGCCCGGAACATGCTTGACATAGTGCTGCTCGTACAGCGAGAAGACGGGTTCGGCACGGATCAGCTTGCCACGACGGGAGGTCACTTCGCGGACTCGTGGCCAGGAGGAGATGTTGTCCAGGACGGCCTTGACCATCTCGCCGCCATAGTTGCGCTCGACCACGATAGCGTCGGCATGCCAGTGCTCGTACAGGTCTACGGCTCGGCGTGCCCAGCGTTCGGGCGTGTAGCGACCCGACTCGTCCGCCAGGATGTAGTAGATGCCAGCCTTGCGGCCGACGACGATGATTCCCGTCTCGTCAGACTTGCGACCGGAGGTGCCTGCCGGGTCGATCGAGACGACGATGCGGTCCATCGTGGCAGCAAGGTCTTCGATCGTGCCTTCGAGGGAGAGGCGGGCATCCTCGACGATCTCCCAGTTCCAGAGCGCGCCTTCCACGTCCGCCAGGAGTTCGCCGTGAAGCTCCTGGCGGCCCAGGCGCGTGCCCTCGTACTTCTTCAGGATGCGCTTGGCGAAGCGCGGGTCCAGGTTCTTCAGGTTCTTGTATGTGGCGACTCGGGTAACCCGGGTTCCGTCATCCGCCAGGAGTTCCTTCAGCCACTTGATCGGCAGGGGAGTGGAGGTGACCAGGATCTTCGTGCCACCCGGGATGCGTAGCCGCAGGGCAAGTTCCAGGTTGGACCACACGTCCTCGATGAGCGGCATGTGGGCGGGCTCGTCCAGCCATGCCACGCCACCCTGAGGTCCGCGAAGCGATGCAGGCTCCTCGCCGGAGAAGCCGAGGATCTCTGCACCGTTCGCGAACGTGAACTTCTTCTTCGACGGCTCCCACGTGTAACCGACCTTCGCCCGCTCGCAGACCATCGCCAGGCCCGACTCGCCTTCGACCATGGTTTCGCGCACGTCCACGCCGCGACGACCGACCATGAGCATGCGCGGAACGTATTCGCTCATCTTGCGCATCCACTCGGCGCCCATGCGCGTCTTACCGGAGCCGCGACCGGAGACGGCCGCCCACACGTCCCAGTCGGAACCTTCCGGTGGCCACTGGTCGCCTCGGGCGTGCGGGTAGTTCGCCCCCTGGTGGGCTTCGCCGTCGCAGGTTCGGCCTCGGTGGCAGTACCAGATCTTGGGGGGGTCTTCCCGCTCCTTCAGCATGGCGAGAGCTTTCTCCTGGGCCTGTGGGGTCCAGTTCTTGATGGCCTCCATCAGCTCTTCAGGGTCGGACACGTAGCGCCTCCCTTGCGATCCTGTACTTTCCCAGACACAAGGAATGCCACCATCCTCCGTAAGCGCGCGCGCCCGGGGTGCCCTGGTGCAGGGGCTTCCTGCATCGGGCGCACCGGGTGGTAAAGCGCATCTTCACGCCATAAGGCTAATCCCAGATGTTCCAGTCGCCATAGCCTTTGCCGTCGTCGCACAGAAGGACGCCGTCCTTCTTCGCCTGCTGGTAGTCCAGGCGAACCTGGATTGCTTCGGGGGACGCCTGGTCGAAAGGGGTGGTGCGTGGGCACAGATCCACGATCTCTTCCCACGCCAGCCCGAGGTCTCGAACCAGGAATGCCGAGATGGCTCGGCGAATATATCCCTGGGTGCTGATCCCACGCTCTCGGGCCGCGAGCTTCACCAGGGACAGGAACTTCCAGGAGGCGCGAAGGTGGACGTTCCGCATCCAGTTCTTCTGGGCGTTCGCCTCTTCGAGTCCGCGCACGGCCCGCTGCTGCCAGCCCGGTTCGGACTGATGCACCAGGTGCGGGGCCATCTGGCCTTCATTCCCCACTTTCGATGACTTCCGCGTCGATGATGTCCGCTTCGGAGATCTCTCCATGCACCGTGTGCGACATCTTGGCCACCCAGTTCTCGATTTCGCCCGCTGAAGGAGAAACGGTGACGTTCATCTGCTGCGGAGAATCGGCACCCCACAGCCGTGAATGCCGGTCGATGACGATGACCGCAGCACGCACGTACTGGAGGTGGTCCGGGTCTGACGGGTTCGTGGCCCTGACCGCGAGGGAACGGTAGATCCGTTCGAGCCGCTTGGAGTTGACCAGGCGAATGTGGTCCACCTTCTCCGGCGACTTCGCCTCCTGGGCCAGAGCCATCTCTACAGCCTGGCGCGCCTTGGAAGGGCTGTCGTATTCCAGGATGGTCGCGATGTCGGACCATGCTGCTCCGTCGATCCGTAGCTGAAGGGCGGCGGCTGACTGGGTGGAGCGCTCGGAGCCCATGATCTTGCGGATCTTCTCGTCCAGCGCCAGTTCCTTACCGGCCTTGACGATCTCGGAGGGCACGTTCTTGTAGACGCCTGAGCCCTTCAGTTCGTTGTCTCGTGCCATCAGTTCCTCCCTTGATCTGACCGCCAGCCACAGCGCGGGCATTCGCACACGTGCCCGGAGCGCTGTTTCGCGAACTCGGTCTCGTCGAACTGGAGCGGCTGGGCGAGCGAGTGGCGCAGCGTTTCGAGGTAGTCGTCGTCGTAGCCGGTGCCGATGAGTTCCAGGTCGCTACGGCGCAGGTTCTCCAGCTCTTCCAGGAGGAGGGCCGGGTCGTCGCGGCCGAGGCGGGTGGTCCGGTTGTCCGCGAGGCGGATACGGGCTGCTGCCACGTCGTCGCACTGCACCCAGATGACGGGAATCTGGTCGGCTTCCAGTTCTAGGAGGGCGTTGTAGCGGGTGTGGCCTGCGATGAGGGCGCCGGTTCCGGCCTGGGCGATGACGGCTCCGTAGAAGCCGGAGGTGCGAATGGATTCGACGACGGCATCCACGTCGCCGGAGTTGACGTTGTTCTCGTACTGGTGGACGGAGTCGATGGGCTCCAGGAGTGGCACCGACATGTCGTGGAAGTAGACGCTCACTGGCGCACCCCCATGATGACGGTGACGGTGATGGTGGAGGTGGGCTCTCCGTCGTTCTTGAACGAGGTGGTGTTCACCTCGACCACCCGTGAGGTCGTGAACAGGTACTTCGCCATATCGAGAGCAGCCGATACAGCGGTTCGGGTGATGCTCTCCAGGGCCGTAGCAGAGACGGCCTGGGACTCGGTGTCCACGGCGAGGCTGTACTGGAAGGTTTCGTGGCTCATTTCGCTCCTAGGAACTTGTCGATGAGGTAGCGCAGCCCCTTGCCTGGGCTGCTCGGGGGTGGGGTGTGCATGACGCTGAGCAGCTTCAGCGCCTTGGATTCAGCGGCCGTCACTTTGACCGTGACGGACTGGTTGCGTGCCCTAGCCCCGATCTTCGGTCGGACCATCCGGCACCTCCACCTTGCGCAGTTCCTCCGCGAACGATTCCAGGGAACCTGCGACAGCTTCTAGGTAGCCATGCTCGTGGACCTGCCACGTGGTCACCTCGATGGTGCCGATCTCCGACTCGGTACCGGCCGGGAGGCGCGACAGGATGCGCAGGGTTACCAGCTTTTCAGTCATCCTTCGTCCTCCAGCGCGAGTGTGATGGTGACGCCTGATCCTGTGAGGGGGATGCTGATGGGCTGGCCGTCGAGGTAGGCGTCTCGGTACAGGAGCATGTCGGCGACCAGGCGGATGCCTTCTGGGGTGTTCAGGGTGGCGAACATCTGGTCGACGATTTTCTGGCTGTTGGTGTCGACTCCGGCTTCGGCGTAGGCGGCGACCTTCTCGTGCCAGGCGTCGCGGAGTTCGGGGGGTGCTGCTTCGAGGAATGGTGAGGTCATGTGCCCTCCTGGTTTCGGTTTACCGTAACCCTACAGTGCCCCGTTCTCCTCCAGCGCGAGGGTCTAACCCCCGTGTTTTCGGAGACCGCCGGGTGATAGCACTCTTCTGACCTGGGGGGATGCTCTGGGTGATAGCACTCGGGACCCATCTGGCGTGATAGCACTGCTCCTCATAGCACTCTTGCTGCTATCATTAGTGCTATGAGCGAACTCTCTCAGATGCCCCTCCGCGTCCCTGCCGAAGACCACCAGTGGCTGAAGGACTTCGTCGCCCTGTACCCAGGAGACAGCCTGAACGCCATGATGGCGCGCTTCATCCGCTCTCGGATCGAAGAACTGTGCGCCATCGAGACCCTGACCACGCCGCCATTCCACCCCACCATCACCAGCGCCGACATCTTCAAGGACGGCTACTACCCGGAGCGCCCTCGAAACTACGGCGAGAAGTAGACACCCCCCTACAGCGCACGAGAAGCCCCCTTGCAGCCTCCTACAGCGCGAGGGGGCTCTCCTGTACCCATAGAGGGAGAAGAGAGGCTTGTAGACCCCATAGCGTGAAGCTCCCTCCATCCACCCTCCCCCCAAAGGTTCCGGTACACCGAAAAGAACGTTGAAACCACAGCCAAACACTGGGGTGGCGGCAGGTACACCAAAACGAAAGCCCAGATCACAGCCAGATACTGAGCTGGCGTGCAGTCTCCCGCCCCCGCCCGGGGCTTTTTTGCCCCCGTGTGGGGGGTTCCTTTACCTTCGTGCGGGTTTGGTCAAGTCTGGGTCAAGTTTGTGTGAAGGTTCGGCGATTTAACGTGTTAAATGGTGCCCTCTGACCTGGATACTTGCGCACATGCGCATACGCTGATAGGATGGTGCTATGCACCAGCCAGACGGGGACCGGATCGGAGGAACACCAATGACAGTCGCAGCCAGCATCGCGCGCCCCATGCGTGGGACAGCTCTGCCTTCTGCCGTTGCTCTGTCTTCCCAGGTTCTGTCCGCTGGTGTGCCCATGGTCGGGTCGTTTAACACGTTAAATGGCCTGGCCACCCTGTCCGACCTGGAGGTTTGCACCATGGTTCGTAAGTCTGTCGCTCTGGCGGCTGCGAAGTCCTACTCGCTCGACGCGCTCGAAACCCACTTCCGCGCTGTGGAAGGGCGTTTCGAGTCGTCTCAGAAGAAGATGCGTGCTACGCACAACCTGATCTTGGCGCACGTCGTCAAGCTCAACGACGCTGACACGGCGAAGGAGGCATTCGTCAAGCGGTTCGGCATCACCGACAAGGACGCGCCGTCCCGCCTGTCCCAGGTGAAGCGCAACGTCGCCGCGCTGGACGCGCTCGGATGGATCGACCTTCCCACCGGCAACAAGGACCTCACCTTGGCCGACACGGACAAGGTCGCGGGGATCGTCGCCGCATTCCGCAAGGGTGACGTCGAGCAGATCGCGCCTGCGATCAAGGTCGCGCTGGACGAGGGTCTCCCGATGACCGACGCGCTGAAAGAGGGCGCGAAGGTCGGCGAGCGGACGAAGGGCACCACGGGCAAGGGCCGCAAGGGTGGCGCGAAGCCGGGCGCGAAGACGAACACGCCCGAGACCCAGAACAAGGCGCAGGGTGGGACGACGCGCGACAACTCGACGGACGCCAAGTCGGACGACCGGCCGACGTTCACGCGGGTGTCCGAGAACCTGGCGTCCGCAATCTCGCTTCTCAAGGCGAACGGTTCCGCGCTGAACATGGACGAGTGGAACGCGATCCGTGAACAGCTCACCGTCCTGGCCGAGCTGCGCACCGAAGCAATCTCGGCCTCCGACGCTCTGGCCGATGCGGCGGAGGCCGCTAAGGCTGACCTGGCGGCAGCGTGATCCTGGCGGGGGGACTACGGTCCCCCCGCCTTACCGCCGTAGGGGGTTTGGCCTCTCGCCCCGGTTC